TGTGCTGACTCAAGTATCATTTTAACTACATGTTTATTATATTGTAGTTTAGCCGCTTTATGTGGGCATTTATCTAAATAAAATATATTCATAATTGTTGTTTAGCCATTTTTTCTAATATCTTTACTAGTTTAGTTAAAGCTTTAGTTAAGTCGCTAATGTCCTTATACATTTGTTGTTCGTTTCTATTCATAATTTCTAATACATTTAAATAATGGATGTCTGTAGCTACCAGCTTTAGTTTTTTCAAAGAAAGTAAAGGTAGCACGTTGGCCAATATAGTCGCCTATATTATCAAGCATATTAGCAAGATCTTTGTAAGTATAACCTTTACCCGGTGGACAACCGAACTCCGTACCTTCATCATCTTGCATTATAAACTTGCCAAGCGTACCAGTTCTTTTGCCTTTACCATCTAGATAACCTACGATTGTAGCTTCTGCATCGCTGAAGTCTTTGAACTTTCTAAGACTATGAGATCTTTTACACTGATACACGTCGTTAGTACGTACAATAGAACCTTCATAACCAGTGTTGAGATGCATTTGATGAATAGCTTTAGCTTGGTCTTCGCTACATATACCTTTTGTAGTTGTTACATGTTTAATGCAATGATTTCGTGGTACAGCTTGAGTGATAAAATTCATGCGCTCTTTAAATGTTTTAGTCACATCTATTATATCATAACAATGAAATTGTACCATATCGGCTGATTCTAGCATATCTATATCATCTGGTTTTTGTTTTCTGACTAATGATATTATCTTTTCAAAATCGTCTTTTAGATCGTGATTATACAACTCGCCGTCAAGTATAACATTAGGGTTAAGAACAAACCACGGTTTAAGATTAAATAAGATATGGTCAATATTTTTCCACTCTTTACCTGTTCTAGAGTAAGCCACAACTTTACCTGAGTTTGGTATGTGTCCAGAACCGAAAGGTATTTCATACTGTATAAGACAACGCACGCCATCAAGCTTTGGTTGTATAAATACTGGTTCGTCATAGTTAATTGGTTTGTCGCTTACTGGGTAAGCTAGCATTGGTTTTTTTCTCATCATTTATATTTTCTTAATATTCTGTTTATTTCGTCCATTCTGTTTCTTATAATAGCACATTTTTCGTACTCTTCATTTTCTTGACATAAGTTCATAAGTGTCATTAGCTTAGCAGCCTCACCTAACGCGTTTTCTTCTTCTGAAAGGTTTAAGTCTTCATAGTTTGACCAGCTTAAGTTTGATTTGCTAACGTGCGTAAACCAGTCTTCCATAGACTTTAGTTTAACCATACGTGAAACAATTTTTAATGCCAATGAGTTTAATTCATTTTCAGTCATTGTTTTTTTATTTATATTATCTTTAGTCATTCGTATTTGTTTTGTATTTATCTAATAGTTGTTGTGGTTCACCTACAAATATACATTCTTCACCTTTGTCTGACCAAAGATTTAGCTCAAAAATACTTATCCAAGTAGTTTTTAATGGTGCTTGCCATATATAATACATATATGCTGTATCAGCTCTTCTTGTGTCTAAACTGTCTATTTCTAACGACACACCGTTCCAACTACCACTATCTAATATTGTTGTAGCTAGATCTACGCCTAGACCTTCAGGGTAACCGTCGTGATGTTTGTAAAATTGTGCGTGAAATTTTTCTGGATGTTCGCTAAAGGACACGCCTTCTTCTCTTGTAGCGAATCTTACTTGTGCTCTTGTACTCATAATTTTTAATCTAATAATACCATATATGCCTCTATATTGTGTTTTCTAAACCAGTCAAGACCTTTTCTTAACTCTTGTACGTGATGTGGTGTATTAAATATACCCATTTCAATACAGTTTGAAGCACCTATTATAAAGTCATACATAGAAAGTTCTACATTGTTTAATTCATATTCTTCGCCTGAAAACCTATTTCTTACAATTCCACCTTTTTTGTATATTTCGCCGTGAAACCATTTAGGTACAGGTTGTTTACTTGTTGTTTTCATATTCATAATATTTCATTTTTAGTGATTCAATAATTGCTCTACCTGTTGCCGTGTGAAAGCCATAGCTATGTGTAAATAAACCACTTATTGGATCATTAAAGAATAATAGTTTCATAAAATCAATCGCTTGTAGATTAGGTACGGTAAACTTGTTTGTAAACTTATCATACATATCATTACAAGCAGATGATATACAGTCTGGGCAGTGTGAAAACTTTTCATCTGTCCGCCAAGACATATATTCTAGTACTTTTTTACTTGTTAGTCTCATATTATTGTGGTTTATGGTGATCTGGTTCTGTTGTGTCTAATTCTTCAGGGCAGTCAACCTCTTTGAATAAATTAAATACTTTATCAACTATCATTTCAACTAGCTGATATGTATCTTGTAAGTCTATACTTTCTAGCTGTACTCTACCATCGTAGTCAAGGCTGAAGTCAACTTCGTAATTGTCACAATCACTGAAACTATAGTTTTCAACAGCTTTTTCTACAGCTTCATGAATATCATCTAGTTGCGCTGGTGTTAACGCTGGTTTATTGTAGTCATCTATTTGTTTTTGTAGTATAGATATTTCTGCTTTATACTCATTTAATTTGTCGTTAGTTTCGTTTTGTAAAAGCTCTAACGCAGCTTTTTTGTTTTTAAGTTCTTGCATATTATTTAATTTTATTTGTTATTATTATCTTGCTTTGTTCGTATTTGTTTTGTAAAAACGAGGTCGGGCAGGTGTGGTTCATACATCTACAAAGTTTTATTCTATTGGAGATTTCGTAAAACGTCTATCCCAAACCTCTTTGTAGTTGTTTTTGCTTTATCCTGCCGTTCTGCCAAGTGAGTAAGAAGCTCAACGCTGTCTCCATGTACATTAGCTAGCTGCGTACTTTTGAGCAACACATCTCACGCGCTACCACCCTTACCTCGTGTTTTTTCATCATATTTCTCCATGTTCTTGATAAGGTTTTTTTGATTTATATTACACTCTATGTTACTCATTATTTGTGATGCTATATAAATACCTAAAACTATACCTGTACCTATTGCTATTACTATTTCTGTCATATTATTTTATATCTTTGTCCATTAACCAACACTTGTAATTCGTGCGGGTAAAATTCATTTGTCATTTGTTTTTGTTGCTCTAACTTGTGTTCATGCTTCCACTTAGGTATAAACTCACCATTTGACAATCTATTTGCCTGACCTATGTAGTAGTTTTTAAGACAAAAGCTTATTAAGTATTCTAATCTATCTTGCTCATTAGGTATTAGCTTACAAGTTCTTGTAGTGTATTTTCTGTACATACCGTTTTCAAATGGGCCATAGTATTGTGGTTCACTTTCAACTCTTTTGTTTAGTTGCCAACTCGGGCAATGTCCACCTGCTCTAGTACGCCTGACATAGCCGCTAGCAAAACTAGCTACGTGTATTTCACCACCATATTGGTCTTTCACTGGTAACTTAAATTCACGTGTACCATTTTTCTTTTGTCTTTTAGTTGTAACTTCTTGAATATCAAGTAGTTGTAATGTTTGCTTTATGTTCATATTATTCTTGTATATAAGTTAGACCTTTGTAGTTAAACCACTCTGTAATAAGTGAATTACCTTCGTTATCTCTTAAACCGAACTTTGTATCGGCGAGCATACAAATAGTATAAGGTTTATAAGTTATACCATTTAGTTTTATTTTTTGTAAATTAGTTGTTAAGTTTGGTTTTAGAAATTTAATTTTGTTCATAATTTTTTATTTATATTATCTTACTTAGTTCGTATTTGTATTGTAAATTAGTATGAGTGCCGTTCGGTACGAGCCTAGGAGATACTTACTAGTACACTCAACACTAACCTAACATTGTGCCGTAACCTTTACGACGAGTCAACTTAGCTATGCGAGCAGCGTCACTGCTTGACATTATTTGAATAGAGTTGCCTGTTTTATGATAAGTTATGGGTACACAACCATACTGCTCGACAGTAGAACACTGCACACAGACTTTATAGCCAAGTTTAACTCGTGGTTCAGGTATTGTAGTATTACATTTTATACAATTCATATTTTTATTTATATTATCAATTTACTCTCGTATTTGTTTTGTATGTTTTTTCTTTCTATTATATTTTTTCTTGTTAACAAACACACGAGTGCCTGGTGGTCTCACACCCTTCTCAAGTTCTACTTGCCTTCTGACACTCGCTTTCTGTTTGTTATTTAGTTTCATTTTTGTAAATACTAGCCATTAGTAGCTTATTTTCTATCATTAGTGATGCAACTTGATTTAAATAATACTCGGCATTTTGCTGTTGTATTCTACCATAGTACATATCCATCTTGATAGCGTCAACTAAATCCATTAATCTATACTCTATTTCTTTAAATTTCTTTACATTATTCTTGTACTCTGACAAGTCACATTGTGATTGGTGTATAGTATTTCCAAGTTCATCTTGCTCATAACCACACTTGTAGTTACATTTAGTTTGACCATAACTCATCATTGCTATTGATAGTGCAGCTACACTTAATGTTATTTTCTTCATATTATTTAATTTTAATCTAATCCATCTCTGTTACCTGTTAGTATTCCGTGCTTTTTATCTAGTTCAATACAGTTTAGTATTGCTTTGTGCATAGCGTCGTCTTTTCTTTTATTCTCGTCTGCCTTTTCCCACCAGTCGACTATAAATTTACTAGCATCACCTACATTTTTCTCGTATACACATACATATTTACCATATCTATCCCACACTTCAACTTTAAAACCATAGTCACATGGCGTTAGTATATAATCTCTTTTGCTCATAATATTATTTTATTTTTGTTTATATTATCAATTACTATTCGTATTTTGTTTGTAAAAACTTTCACACATATTATCATTTAAGTGTGGGTCACTTGAAGACACAGTCTTGATAGTGTATTTACCTTTTGTTATTGATTTTTCTAGCATTTTTATTACTTTACTAGTAACATCTTTACCAGTTTTTTTACAAGTTACTTTCATAATTATATATTTTAATAGTTAAACATTTATTGTAGTGTGGAGCAGAATCGAACTACTATTAACCATTCACACTTATACTCATTCGCATTTTTTATAAGTCGCTAAACAAGTGGAACTACGACTCTATCTACTACTCGCTAATCAGCACTTCACGAGTAGTTATTATTAGATAAATTTCCAGTACTTTAATTACTCACAAATTTCTCTTGCAATTACTGGCACATTGTTACTTGCAGTGTAACTTTTGTACTTTGACCAACATGGCATTTTTTCTAGTTTTTCTGACATTACTTCATACACTTTGTCGTGATTATACTTTGCAGTTTTACCATTTTTGAAGTTTACTGTTATTACTGCATTTTTACCAATTAGACTTTTTCTTACTACAAATCTTTTACTTACAATTTCATTTAATTTCATAACTTATCATTTTTAATTTAACATTTATTTTATTTACATTTATATTATCAACTACATTTCGTATTTACATTGTAAAAGTATATTATTTGTTTATTGTATAATATTACTTAATATGTATTGCCCGCATTTTCTCATTGTATAATAATTTATTTATTCGTTTTACATTTATATTATCAATATAAGTTCGTAATTGTGTTGTAATAAATATGTGAAAATAAAAATGTGAAATATTATTTATACAAAGTAAATACAAATTTGATTTGATAATATATATGTAATGAGAATATGAAAACGAAATAGTATTATTCTCGTACGAATGATAAATAGTTGTTAAAAAGTAGCCGGGGGCGGTTAGAAAAAGTCACTTTTGTAGGAGAGGGAGAGGTGGGTGGGGAGGGAGCAACACTATACTCCTATATTTATAATAACTTTTTTTTATGACATTAGCCTATAAAGTATACCTAGTAACAGGCAAGTGTCACATTGAAGTGTAAATATCTTTTTTTCTATGTAATAATCAAATATTAGTGGTCACTAACAAAAATACAAGAAAATGGGATTCAAACTAAGATCTGGAAATAAGCCTAACTTCAAGATGATGGGTAGCAGTTCTCCTCTGTTAAAAGCTACAGATGGAAAGAAAACAAAAGAAGATTTATTAAATGAAGGTTTCACTCAACGTGATGCTGATCAAATGATTAAAGACGGCGCAAGAACTGGTCATCTTGATAGTAAGTTAAAAGATCCTAAAAAGCAAAAACCTAAGAAAAGCAGCGTAGGACCTAAGTTCGATGCTAGTAAAGGTTGGAAGAAAGGCAAGGCATATACAACTGATGGTGGTGTAAAAGGACACTATGTTACAGATCCTAATGGTAAGAAATACTTTATGACTAGTAGCGGTAAACTACACACAGGACAAATAGATGATTTAAAGCCAGAATCACCAGCTAAGTTTGATAGTAAGTTAAAAGACCCTAAGAGTAAAAAGAAAACTAAAAAACCTTCTGATACTGAAGATAGGCAAGACCCTACATACGAAGGGACAGATGAATATAGAAGCATCGACCAAATAAGAGCAGACGCAGATAAAGGTAAAAAAGATAGAAAAAAAGTTGTAACGCAAGATGATCAACCAACTTACGAAGGTACTGATGAATACAGAACTATTGATGAGATAAGAGAAGACTCTGAAAAAGGTAAGAAAATGAGAGAAGATGAGGCCAAGGTAAAAGAAAAGAAAAGTTCTCCAGCAAAACAAAAGTCTAAGCCTAAAGATAAAAAGAAAAAAAAGAAATATCCAAAAAGCTATACTAGAAAAGATATAAGGTTTTTAAAGAAACAACGTGAAGATATTGTTAGATATGAGGATTTAGATGCTAAAGGTAAAGCTATTTGGAAAAAACAAGGTAAACCAATACCTAAAAATAAAAAATAAACTATGGGATTTAAATTAAGATCTGGAAACAAACCAAGCTTTAAAAACATGGGTACTGCAATAGCAAAAGGTGCCGCAGCTGCAGTCGCGGGCGCGGTAACTGGAGGCGCTATGAAAATAAAAAATAAAAAAAGTACTTCTCCAAATAAGCATAGTCATGCTAAATCTAGTGACTACTGGTATAAAATTGGTAGTAAAAAGGTGACTAAACAAGAGTACAACAAATACAAAAATGAGCCGGGTAGTGATAAACCTACTAAAACAACTAACGATCCTGATGCTAGTGGACGTAAAGCGGCTACAGAAAAAGCTAGAAGCAAAAACAAAGCTTCAAAAAGAGCTACTGTTTTAACAAAAGCACAAACAAAAGCAAAAGAAAAGGACTTAGGACCAATTACTAAGAAAAGAGCAGAGGAAATAGCAATAAAAAAACATAGAGAAAATTGGTCACCAGCTTTTCCAGGTGCTGATCACAGCAAAGAAGAGCTAGAAAAAATGACTGAAAAAGAAAAACAAGATTATTATAACTAAAAAACAACAAAAATGGCATATACACCTTTTAAAATGAAGGGACACACGCTTCCAGGTATAAAACAAAGAGCATCGTCACCTTCAAAATTCAACAAAGGTCTAAAAGCAGCATCAAAAGCTGGTAAATTAGACGGTAACCCAAAGTTTAAGGCAGCAGTTGACTCTGCACCTACAAAGAAAATGCACGATGCACCTACTAAAAAGATGCACGATGCACCAACAAAGAAGATGCACGACGCTCCGACGAAAAAAATGCATGATTCTCCTACAAAAAAGATGCATAAAGCTCCAACTAAGAAAATGCATGATGCGCCTACGAAGAAAATGCATGACTCTCCAACTAAGAAAATGCATAAATCACCAACTAAGAAGATGCATGACTCTCCAGCAAAAGGATATAAGTCTGCTGCACAGAGAAAAGCTGTTCACGCTAGCAAAGAAGACGGCGGTAAAGGTGCTCCAACTAAAAAAATGCATTCACCTACTAAAAAAATGCACAAAAAATCTCCTGCTAAAATAGCACCTTTAGTGGCTATGGCTGGAAAAGCTATAGCTGGAAAAGTTGCTGGCAAGGCTGTTGACAAAATGATGAATTAAAATATAGGGAAAGACCCTATACCATAAGTATTAACCAAAAATAAAACCAAAATGACTTACTTATACTACAAGACTAGTACGTATACTAGCAATATTAAACCGAATGAACAAACTATTAACCAGTGGAAGCATTTAGCTGACAAATCTAACTGGCGAATAACACAATTACCTAATGGTTTTTACCAAACGGAGTGTTCTGAGCCAGAAAACAAGGAAAGTTGGCACGATGTTACGCGTAGAGAAACCATAGAAGGTGCAGAAGCTGCAATTGATGGCAGTATTGACCATTTCTCTAAAAAATTAGATGCTGTAAAAGGCCCAAAAGTTGTAAAAACATTTAGTTAATAACAAAAGGGGAGTAAAATCTCCCCTTTTTTAAAAAAAATATATGGCGTTTAAATTAAGATCAGGAAATCAAGCAAGATTTAAGTCGTTGGGCAGTTCTTCACGTCCAGTAACGCCAAGTAGAACAAAGTCATCTCCATTTATATCAAAAAAACAAGATAAAAAGAACGAAAAAGAGTGGAATAAACAAACTAGTGACGGTTCTATAATAGATCCAAAAGGTGGAAGTGGTGCTGACTGGCTAAGACAAGACTTACAGTCTGAAGGTTACAAAAAAAGACTTGCTAATGAAATAGCAATGAACGAAGATAATACAGAATACTTAAGAGCGCCAAACGAAAAAGAATTAAAAAAAGATAAAGGAAGATCTATAGTTAGAGTTGATGCTAAAGATGGTAATGTAATTGAAGACAGAACAAGTAGATTAGATAATACTATATTTAACGCACCTAGCACTTATGACAAAGAAGGTAATTACATAGACTACGCTCATGCTGATAATATTATGAAAACTAGTACTAATAATAGATTAATGCCAGGTGCAAATATTTATTATCAAGAAAGATATTTTAATGATGGTAGTCAAAAAAATAGATTACACGATCTAAACATACATGAAGGTGCTCACGCTGTAACAGCTGGAGAGTACGGTATGCTAGAAGGTACTAAAAATTTATTGCATGAAGCTAAAGGAGGTGGAGATAATGAATTATCTAAACCACAAGAAGTTTATGCTAGATACAAGGTAGCTCAAAACTTTTTACAAAAAGAAGGCATATTCGATGCTTTTTCTGGTGAGGAGTTTACTAACAAACACGCTAAAGCTGTAGAAGAAATGATGGAAGGTGTTACAGCTGAAAATTACAAAGAAAAAGGTATACCTTACGAAGTGTTTACGTTTTTTGGTGATGATAAAAAACACCCTCATGGCTTTAACAAAAAGTTATCTAAAAAAGATATGAAAACAATATTTAACAATGTCGCGCAAGAAACACCTGGTGGGGGAGGTTTTGAAGTACAAGATGATTTTGGCGGCTCACAATATATAAGTTAATATGACATTTAAACTAAGATCAGGAAATTCTCCTAAATTTAAACATATGGGTAGTTCGCCATTAAAAGATAATCACGATGATGGTTTAGGCAATCCAGCTGACGATATAAACAAAAGGACTACGCAAACAAAAGTTGATAAACTTCAAGACGAGTTAGACTACAAAAAGAAAAAAGCTGCTGAAGAAAAAAGACTACAAGAAACAACACCTTGGAACGAAGATGTAAAAGCTGAAACAGCTACGATGAAAAATGTTAAAAAAGGTCCAGATGGTGATGTTGATCCAGAAACTGGTAAAATTACTAATATATCTGGTAAAGACGCCTCTGTTAAGACAGATGTTGGTGAAGGTGGTTACGATTACGGTGAAGATGGAAAATTAGCTGATGGTACAAGGTTTGATGGCAATATAAACAAATATAAAACTAAAACACAAATAAATTTAGACGCTAAGCAAAGAAAGCTTAACAGCAAAGCTTATGACTCAGATGGTGGTAAGAAAAGAACTAAAGCTGAAAAATATTCTGATAAAACACAAAAGCTTGCTGATAAATACCAAAGAGCAAAAGGTGAAGGAGGTTTTGGTTTAAAGTTTGATTGGAAAAATATGTTAATGGGTGGTGATATAGCTAGCGGTGTTTCTGTTGAACGTAAACAAGATCTTATAGCAGACAGGTTAAGCAAAAGAGCTAAAAATAGACAAAAGTACTTAGACAAGCAAGAAGGTAAGAAAAACAGAGCTAATATAAAGATTGAAAATTATCAAAACGAAAAGAAAGAAATAGATTCTTACGTAAGTGATTTAACAACTCAAAGAGACAAAATAACGGATGTAAACTCTAAAGAGTACAAAGACTTGCAAAAACAAATTGACAAGCTAAACAAACAATCAAACAAACTTAATAAGAAAAGTAATAAAACAAGAAGTAAAAGAGATAAAGTAAAAAATAAATATAAAATACAAGGTAGAACAAACGTTAAAGGTGAAAATGTAAGAAAAGATAAAAAAGGTAACGTTGGTAAAAACTACGACAAAAGAGATTATAAAAAAGATCAATAAAATAATTTAATCAAATTTAATTTAATATAATATGGAGATCAATCAACCTAGTGAGATTGTCAAGGATTTGACCTTTGATGATCTTGCAAAAAGTAAAATACATGCAGGTGTGGAAAAACTTGCAAAAGCAGTAAAATCAACCTTGGGCGCTAGTGGTAAATGTGTTATATATGAAGACGCACGAGGTAACCCGGTGATTACAAAAGATGGTGTAACCGTGGCAGAAAGCGTAGTCTTATATGATCCGGTCGAAAATATGGGTGCAACCCTTATAAAAGAAGCTGCTAGAAACACAGTGAGAGAAGCAGGTGATGGCACAACAACAGCTACTGTGCTTGCTGAGTCTTTGTTAAAACAAGTTAGTCTTAATGAAGAATCTACTGTAAGAGAAATAAAAGACGGTATATATTCAGGTCTTAAAAAAATAAATGACTACCTTAATAAGATTTCTGTCAAGATCGAGGGCGATATGCTGGAATCTGTTAGTTCGATTAGTTGTAACAATGATAACGAACTAGGAAAGATTATAGCAGAAGCTTATTCTAAAGTAGGTAAAGATGGTGTGGTATTAATGGAAGAGTCACCAACTGAAGAAACATACGTTGAAATTGTAGACGGCGTGCAGATAGACTCAGGACTCACATCTCCACATTTTGTTACTGATAAAGATAAACAAGTCTGTGAGCTTGATAATCCGTTAGTATTGATCGTTATGTCAGAAATACCTAATATTAGACGTATACAAAAAGTATTAGAGCATGTTATAAAAAACAAAAGGTCGTTATTGATAGTTGCTCCAGTTGAGCAGCAAGTTAAAGCTGCTTTACTAATGAACAAGGTAAAAGGTAACATTAAGGTTAATATAGTTGATTTACCAGGCTTTGGTCCTACTAAAAACGATACTTGTGAGGATTTAGCGTTTTTGGCTGGAGCTAAAGTAATAAACGAAGAATTAGGTGATGATCTTGATTTAATAGACATAGACTGTTTAGGTGAAGCGAACACAGCTATCACAGATGATAAGAACACTGTTTTAACTATTGAAGCTCCAGATCAAGAACTACAAGAAAGAATTAACTCTATACAAAAGTTAATTGACAAAGAAGATAAAAACCCTTTTATTAAGAAAAAACACCAACAAAGACTTGCTATGTTATCTGGTAGTGTTGGTATGGTAAAAGTTGGTGCTAACTCTAAAGTTGAGTTAAAAGAAAAGAAAGATAGAGTTGAAGATGCAATATATGCTACAAAAGCAGCGTTACAAGAAGGTATTGTGCCAGGTGGTGGTGTAGCGTTGTTAAATGCGTCTCAGGATATAAAAGCAGAAAATATAGGTGAAAAAATATTATTGAGTGCTATACGTGCTCCTTTTGACACCGTGCTTGAAAATGCTGGTCTTGAGCAAATAGCGCCAAGGCCAAAGCAGGGGTTAGGTGTAAATGTTGTAACTGGACAAAGCGTTAATATGGTAGACGCTGGAATTATAGATCCTGTGCTTGTTACTAAATCTGCACTTAAAAATTCCGTTTCTGTTGTAACTACTATAATGTCTGCTAATTGTGTAATTTCAAATATGAGAATCAATGAAAGCAGTTAACAATTACATAATAGTAGAAAACATAAAAATAGAGCCTAAAAAAGTAGCTGGACTTATATTGACTGAAAATATAGATGATGACAATAGGTATATAAAGGCTAAAGTAATTTCAACTGGTAATTTAGTTGAAGGTATAAAAGATAACGATATCGTATATTACGATAAACACGCCGGACACGGTGTACAATATAAAGATATATTATACCAAGTTATCAGATCTGGTGACGTGGTACTAATAGATTGACCAAAACCATAATCCTTAAACCTTAAACACAAAACATAAAACAAATTATTAACTATTAAAAAAAAAGAACATGGAAGCAAAAAAATTTTTGTATTTCTCATTAGCTGCTAACGATGCTACGTGCTACCCATTAGAAGCACTTAGAGGTATTGACACTGCTAACGGAGCTATTCACTTGTACTTTAGTCCTCAAAGACTTACTGACGTTGCTGCTGGTGACGCTACTGATAGAGTTGAGTTGACTGTTGGTACTGATGAAAAAGCATCTGTAAAAGCTGTAGTTGAAGCAATTACTGCTGTTGGTACTATGAAAGAGCCTTTTATCGTTATAGCTGACGAAGAAAATGGTATCTACCTAGCAAAGTCTGGTATTACAGCTTGTGCTGGTATTACTTACGCAGTATAATAAGTGAGACTAACCGCGCAAGATTTGCGTGATATGAATATCCTTAAGTATTACAGGCTCACTAGAAAGTGGGTCTGTAAAACTTACGGGTTAAAAGATGCAGATTTAGAATTATTAATTTATTTAGATTGTAAAAAAAGATTTACACGACAAGAGTTTTTAGACGGTACTTATACATATTCATGGGACAAAAACCGTTGGGAAAGACTACGAAGAGATGGTTGGATAGAAGTATGGAGACACAGAAACAGAACTAGTATAAAATACTCTGTGTTTAAAACATCTTTTAAATGTGGTCAAATGATAAGTAGAATATACAGAATACTTTTAGGTGAAGAAGATTTACCAACATCTGAACGAAGTATTTTTTACAATAACGAATCATATACAGATAAAGTTTATAACAAAGCTATAGACGATATGATTAAAGATAAAGATAGATAATATGGGATATAAAATGAAAGGGCCAACTTTTTTTGGCAAGAAAAAGTCTCCAGCTAAAGTTAGTGATTCAGCACTAGTTGACGCTCAAAAAAATCTTGATAGCGTAGAGCTTGATTATAGAGAACCAGGTTGGGCTACTGTTGCTAGAGGGGTTCACCAAGGAGCTAAAGACGTAATGAGTAAGTTTACAGCAAGAAAAGAAGCTGGCGATTACAATCCTGATGAAGAAAAAGACAATGCTCAAGCAATGAACGTGCAAGACATAGTTTCTAAAACAGGTGACTTAGATAACATGGAAGGATTATAAAAATGGCTTTTAAACTACCAAAACAAACACATAGCAAGGTTAGAACACTAAAGTTCCCTAACCACACAGAGGAAGCTGCGCCAGGCACACCTTTATTTAGAAAAGAATTAGGTAAAGATATACAAGGTGAGGCTAATGATGACGGTACAATATTTATTAGTGTAGATGTAACACCTGGTAGTCAAGAAGAATCTGAAATACTTACTCACGAAATGAAACATCTAACAGATATGAAAATAGGTAGGCTTAAGTATACAGACAATGATATAACATGGGACGGTCAAAATTACCCAAGAGAAAACGGATACATATTATACGATGGAAAATGGATGCCAGAAGGCAGTAAAAATTTTCCATGGGAAAAACATTAAAAATAAAAACATGGGATATAAAATGAAGGGCTTTAGTGGCTACGGTAACTCACCAGCTAAAAAAGATAAAAAGAAAAAAGACGGTCCAATGCAAGGGCCAATACCTGAGCAAAATATAAAATTACAGCCAGGTGAAAATGAAGGCACTTGGATATATGGTAGAGGTTATAAAGGTGATGATCCAAAAGAAGGTATAGCAGAAATGAAAGCTGACGAAAAAAATGTTGGAAGTGATTTTGTAAAACGAGAAAGAATTATTGATTATGACAATAGAGCTGGTTATTTAGAGCAAAACGATTTAATGGATTTAGAAGGAGATAATAGTCCAGAAGCTAATAAAAAAAGAAAAAAATTAAAGGCAACTATTAAAACACTTGATCGTGAAGCTCAAATAATGAGAGATAGAAAAGAATAAAAAATATACAAAATGTTAAATAAATTATTTGCAGGTGGAGCCGCAGACTTAATAAAAAATGTAGGTGGAGTTATAGACAACTTACATACATCAAAAGAAGAAAAGCTTGAGGCAGAAAATAAAATTAAAGATATGATTATGGGTTACGAAGCTGAAATGCAAAAGCAAGTAACAGAAAGATGGAAGGTTGATATGGCATCTGACTCATGGCTAAGTAAAAATATAAGACCACTAGTTTTAATATTTCTATGTGTATCAACAGTATTATTGATATTTATCGATGCTGGAGTTATATCATTTGAAGTTAAAGCTTCATGGGTAGACTTATTACAACTAGTATTAATAACAGTGATTGGTGCTTATTTTGGCGGTAGATCACTAGAAAAAGTAAAAAAATAAAATTATGGCAATAGTAACAAATGACTGGACGTCAAGAATAACTGGTAGTGCTTATACTGATCATACAGATAATAAAATAACAGCACCACACGGTAAATATATTATAGCAATACAAGCTACGGGTAACTCTGGTTCTGCAGATAATACTTTAGTAAAAGTTGTAGCTGCTGATAGTTCTATGCACTGGAACACAGAAGCAGCTGCTCATATTGGTACTAACAACGACACTATTGATGGTGCTGTTACTGGTGCTGACGTGGTAACAATGACCAATAACGTAGCAGATAATATGTCTGTTGGTTTTTTTGTAGATGGTGTTGGTGTTCCTTACGGTACAACTGTAACAGCGTTAGATCCAAATGGTAACAACGCTAAACAATTTAAAACATCTGCTAACGTAACTGTTGGTAATGGTAAAATATTGTATTTTACTAATCCAAACGATAAAGACCACGGTACTGGTGGTAGAAACGCTGGAGATAATAATAATATTAGAGTAGTAGTTGGCGCTGGATATTACATGGGAAGATGGTTATCTGTTCAACCATCTACAGACGATGGTCATGGTATTATATGTTATTTTGGAGAATAAATAAATATTAACTAATTAAATTAAATAAAATGGCAAAAAAAGAAGAAGTAATTGATTTTACTAAACCAGAAAAAATTACTGACGAAGAGTTAGTAAAATTACAATCAACAATAAGAACTATTGACAGGTTAACAGCTGATGTTGGTAGAGTAGAGGTACAAAAGTATGCTGCTTTAGTAGCTATGCAAAAAGTACAAGCTAATGTGGAGGAAATAAGAACTGAGTTTGTAAATAAATACGGCACTGACAACGTTAACATTCAAACAGGTGAAATAGCTTATGCTCCAGAAAAAGAAGAGGAAAATGTCAAAGCTGATTCGTAAAATATCAATAGGTAAAAATTATAAAAATGATGCCATGCACTATGCCGTTGGGCAAGAAGTGTATGGCGGTCATGTTATTTGTGATATAATAGAAGAGGCAGATAAATATTCTATTTATATAAAAAAGAAAAACGAGGTTTTGCCTTGGAAAGACTTTAACAAAAATATGGCTGTAAGTGTTGAATATAACTTAGAGTATTGACAAATGGTAGAATTTTTAAAACACGCAACAGGTATGTGTGGAGAACCACATCCTAATTTATTTTGGCTAATAGTATTTGCGCCTATTGTAAGTTACACAATCGCAACTATTAAGAATAAAACAAAAAAATGAAAAGTGTTTACAACTTTGTTGTAGCACCAAGTGGAGATAGATATAATAATAGTAAAAAAGTTGGTGATTCAGAATTAATACTTAACACTGAAATATTTAATCATCAATATGTAAATAGAAAAGCAAAAGTTATATCAACTCCAATTATTGGTGAAACAGATATAGAAGCCGGAGATGATATCATAGTTCATCATAATGTTTTTCGTAGATGGCATAACATAAATGGTGAAGAAAAAAATAGTAGAAGTTATTTTGACGAAAAAACATATTTAGTAAACCACGATCAAATATTTTTATACAAAAGATTTTGGGAGTGGAGAACACCAAAAGGTTATTGTTGGGTTAAACCTTTAAAAGCTACAGATAAATTTAATATTAAAAAAGAAAAACCCTTACAAGGTATTGTTAAGTACTCAGATGGAACAGTAAACGTTGGTGATTTAATTGGTTTTAGACCCAACAGTGAATACGAGTTTATTGTTGATGGTGAAAGACTGTACCGAGTTTTATCAAATTTTATTACAATTAAATATGAATATCAAGGAAACGAAGAAACTTATAATCCAAGCTGGGCATAGAGCCGTTGAAGAACTTATCAACGTTGCAAAAGAAAAAATTATTACTAACACAGAAGATGATGTTTCTGCTGATAGATTAAAAAATGCTGCAGCTACAAAAAAGCTAGCTATCTTTGATGCGTTTGAAATACTTAATAGAATTCAAGAAGAAGAAAACATTTTGGAAGGCAAAGACCCTGAAGAAAAAAAAGAAAGAGTATTTAAAGGATTTGCAGAAGGAAGATCAAAATGAAATACGAGCAAACATTAATAAAAATAATAGAGCCTATAAAAAAGACGACAATTAATAGGCTTAACAAAAGTAAAAAATGGAAATATGGGTACAATAAAGAACATGATATCGTGGTTATCTCTAAAACTGGAAAAATTGGACAAGTGGTGGAGATTCAAAATTTGCGAATTGGGTTGCCAGCTCAACCGAAAAAAGTGTATTTGCACGGAAACAACAAGTGGGAAAAAATAGAATATCCAAAAGAATTATCAAAGCTTAAAAATATATTTGATTGGAGAGCTTATCCAGAAGAATCAAAAGATAAATGGTTCGATTATATAGACGAAGAGTTTAAACGTAGAGAAGAAGGTTTTTGGTTTATGAATAATAATAAACCAACATATATAACAGGTACACATTATATGTACTTACAATGGAGTAAAATAGATGTAGGTGCACCTGACTATAGAGAAGCAAACAGAATATTTTATATATTTTGGGAGGCTTGTAAAGCAGATAAAAGATGTTATGGTATGTGTTACCTTAAAAACAGACGTTCTGGTTTTTCTTTTATGTCTTCTGCAGAAACAGTAAATCAAGCAACAATATCAAGTGATGCTAGATTTGGAATATTATCAAAAACAGGTGCTGATGCTAAAAAAATGTTTACCGACAAAGTTGTACCAATATCTGTCAACTATCCGTTTTTCTTTAAACCGATACAAGATGGAATGGACAGACCTAAGTCTGAACTTGCTTACCGTGTACCTGCGAGTAAGTTTACTCGTAAAAAGATTACTGCAAACGAAAGGCAGGAAGACTTGGTTGGACTTGATACTACTATTGATTGGAAAAACACAGGTGACAATAGCTATGATGGAGAAAAGCTTAACTTACTAGTACACGACGAAAGTGGTAAGTGGGAAAGACCTGATAACATATTAAATAACTGGCGAGTAACTAAAACATGTTTACGATTAGGTAGTAGAATAGTTGGTAAATGTATGATGGGCTCGACCTCAAACGCACTAGATAAAGGTGGAGACAATTTTAAAAAACTTTACAACGCAAGCGATGTCACACAAAGAAATAGAAATGGCCAGACAAAATCTGGTTTATACTCTTTGTTTGTCCCAATGGAATGGAACTACGAAGGATTTATTGATGAATACGGATATCCTGTATTTGATAACCCTGACACAGATGTACTCGGCCCAGACGGTGAACTAATTGATTATGGTATTATAGAGCACTGGCAAAACGAAGCTGATGGTTTAAAAAACGATCAAGATGCTTTAAACGAGTTTTATCGCCAGTTTCCAAAAACAGAAGAGCATGCGTTTAGAGATGAAGCTTTAAACAGTATATTTAACTTAGTAAAAATATACGAACAAATAGATTACAACGAAGAAATGTCAAGAACATTAGGAATTACTCGTGGTAATTTTCAGTGGGTTGGTGGTGTAAAAGATACAAGTGTTTTATTTTATCCTGATCAAAAAGGTAGATTTAAAATAAGTTGGACACCTCCTCAAAACTTACAAAACAATATAATTGTAAAAAACGGTGTAAGATATCCTGGTAATGAGCACATGGGTGCGTTTGGTTGTGATAGTTATGATATATCAGGAACTGTAGATGGTAAAGGGTCAAAGGGTGCTTTACATGGTTTAACTAAGTTTAGCATGGAAGATGCACCTGCAAATGAGTTTTTTTTAGAGTACATAGCTAGACCACAAACTGCTGATATATTTTTTGAAGATGTTTTAATGGCGTTAGTTTTTTACGGTATGCCAATGTTAGCAGAGAACAATAAACCTCGACTTTTATATTATTTAAGACGTAGAGGTTATAGAGGTTTTAGCATGAATAGGCCTGATAAAATTTGGAACAAACTATCTGTTGCTGAAAAAGAAATAGGTGGTATACCAAACTCAAGCGAAGATATAAAACAAGCTCACGCAGCTGCTATTGAAATGTATATACAAGACCATGTTGGTATAAGAGGTGATGGTACTTTTGGTAATATGTGTTTTAATGGTACTTTAAATGATTGGGCAAGATTTGATATAACAAAAAGAACAAAGTTCGACGCAACAATAAGTAGTGGGTTAGCAGTTATGGCTTGTAATAGACATTTATACAAACCAAATGCTACAGTAGAAAAACCAAAACTAGATATTCACATATCTAAATATTCAAACATGGGTAATATGTCGAAAATAATTAAACAATAAATATGGCAAGATCGGTAAATTCAAATTCTTTTCCTAGCCAAGTTGTTAGTGATGCAGAAAAAGTAAGCTATGAATATGGTTTAAAAGTTGCAAAAGCTATAGAACAAGAGTGGTTTAACGAAGACAGAAATTTAAATAGATATAGATCTAACGTAAATAATTTTCATAATTTAAGATTATACGCTAGAGGAGAACAGTCAATACAAAAGTATAAAGACGAATTATCTATAAATGGTGACTTAAGCTACTTAAATCTTGACTGGAAACCTGTACCTATTATACCTAAATTTGTTGATATACTAGTAAACGGTATGTCACAAAGAATGTATGATATAAAAGCCTATTGTCAAGATCCGTATGGTGTTAACAAGCGTACTAGCTATATGAAAGCCATACTAGACGATATGCGTGCAAAAGATTTAAACGAGTACGCTATGCAAGCTTTTAACGTTGATTTATACAGTACAGATCCAGAAGAGTTACCAGAAACAGAAGAAGAATTAAAACTACACATGCAGCTAACGTACAAACAAAACGTTGAGCTAGCAAACGAACAAGCAATAAACGTGCTTTTAGATGGTAGTAATTACGAGCTTACTAAAAAACGTTTTTATTACGATCTTGCAACTATTGGTATTGGTGCTACTAAAACAAACTTTACAACATCAGAAGGTGTAACCGTAGAGTATGTTGATCCAGCCAACCTTGTATATTCCTATACAGAATCTCCTTATTTTGAAGACATATATTATGTAGGTGAAGTTAAAACAATACCTATAAATGAACTTGCTAAACAATTTCCACATCTAACACAAGAAGACTTAGAAGAAATAATGGCTAATAAATCTTATAATAGATCTAACTATAACAATAGGCACGACTATGATAAGGAAGATGAAAACACTTTACAGGTGTTGTATTTTAACTACAAAACTTATATGAATCAAGTTTATAAAGTTAAAACAACAGGTACTGGTAGTGAAAAATTAATTGAAAAAGACGACAGCTTTGATCCGCCTGACACAATGCAAGGTGATTATAGTAAAATATCAAAGTCAATAGAAACTTTATATGAAGGAGCTTTAATATTAGGTACAGAAAGATTATTAAAGTGGGAAATGGCTAAAAATATGATGCGTTCTAAGAGTGATTACAATAAAGTTAAAATGAATTACAGCATTGTAGCACCACGTATGTATGAAGGTAAAATAGAGTCTATTGTAAGTAGAATAACTGGTTTTGCTGACATGATACAACTAACACATCTTAAACTACAACAAGTTTTAGCGCGTATGGTGCCAGATGGTGTTTATTTAGATGCTGACGGTTTAGCTGAAATAGATTTAGGTAACGGCACAAACTACAACCCACAAGAAGCGTTAAACATGTTTTTTCAAACAGGTAGTATAATTGGTAGATCGTTAAACCAGGAAGGTGATATGAACCCTGGTAAAGTACCTATTCAAGAAATATCTGGTGGTCAAGGCGCTGGTAATAAAATGCAAGCCCTTATTGCTAACTACAATTACTATTTACAAATGATTCGTGATGTAACAGGATTAAACGAAGCTAGAGATGGTAGTATGCCTGATAAATACGCTTTAGTTGGTGTGCAGAAGTTAGCGGCTGCAAATAGTAATACAGCTACTAGACATATATTGCAAGCTGGTTTATTTTTAACAGCTTCTACCGCAGAGTGTTTGTCACTTAGAGTTTCTGATATTATAGAATACTCACCAACAAGAGATGCTTTTATAAGAGGTATAGGTATACATAACGTTGCTACGTTAGAAGAAATAAGCCAATTACATTTACACGACTTTGGTATTTTTATTGAGTTATTGCCAGATGAAGAAGAAAAAGCAATGTTAGAACAAAACATACAAATGGCGCTACAACAACAAAGCATAGATCTTGAAGACGCTATTGATGTTAGAGAAATAAGAAATGTAAAATTAGCTAATCAAGTTCTTAAAATACGTAGAAAAAAGAAAATGGAGCGTGATCAACTAATGCAACAACAAAATATACAGGCTCAGTCTCAAGCTCAAATGCAACAACAACAAGCACAAGCACAAAACGAAGTACAAAAGCAACAAGCTTTAACACAAGCGCAAATACAGTTAGAACAAGCTAAAGCTCAATTTGATGGTCAAAAAATGATGCAAGAAACAGATCTTAAAAAACAATTGATGGAGCTAGAGTTTAATTATAACATGCAATTAAAGCAAGCAGAGGTACAAACGATTAAAGATAGAGACTCTGAAAAAGAAAACCGTAAAGACGAAAGAACTAGGATACAAGCTTCACAGCAAAGTGAAATGATAAACCAAAGAACAGATGGTGGTCCGCCTAGAAATTTTGAGTCTTCAGGTAACGACGTATTAGGAGGTGGCGTAGGACTACCTGGTATACAACAGTAAATTTATTAACTATTATTATATTATATTATGGCAGAAAAAAAAGAAACACCAATCGTAGATAACGAGGTTGGTAAAATAAAAGTAAAAGAAAAGGTTGAAAAACAACCTGTTGGTAACGAAACTAAAGGTAACGTTACTAAAGTTAAAGCAAAAATGAAAATGCCGGCGCAAAATTTAAGCGAGCCGACTATAACAAAAGTAGATTTATCAACAACTAAAACAAAAGAAGATGCCGTTCCAGAGCAAAGCACAGATGAGGTTCCTGTACGCGACGAATCCAAGACTAGCGAAAAAGTGGTCGAAGAAATCATCGAAACAACAGATGAAAAACCTACCGGAGAAAAAGTCTCCGACAGCGTACAAGATAAGCCAACGCCTACGAAGCAAGTAGCTGAAGAACCACAAGTAGAAAAACAAGAACCATTACCTGAAAATGTAGAAAAGCTAGTTAACTTTATAAAAGAAACTGGCGGTGACATAAGCGATTATGTTAAGTTAAATCAGGATTATAGTGAGTTAGATAATCTATCTTTATTAGAAGAGTATTATAAACAAACAAAACCTCATTTAAATAGTGAAGAAATTAGTTTTTTAATGAAAGACCAATTTTCTTTTGATGAACAAAGAGATGATGAGGTAGAAATACAAAGAAAAAAATTAGCGTTAAAAGAGCAAGTTGCCAGCGCTAAAAGCCACCTAGACGGGCTAAAGTCTAAATATTACGAAGATATCAAAGCTGGAAGCAAACTTACGGCAGAGCAACAAAAAGCTGTAGATTTTTTCAACAGATATCAAAAAGAAGAGGCAGAAACTAAAAAAGGTGTAGAACAACGTGTTAACATTTTTAACGAAAAAACAAATAATCTTTTTACTGATGATTTCAAAGGTTTTGAATATAAAGTTGGTGATAAGAAATTTAGGTATAACGTTCAAGATGCTAACAAGGTTAAGGAAACACAAAGCGACATAAGTAATTTTATAGGAAAGTTTCTTGATAAAAACAACGAGATGTCAGATGCTGCGGGTTATCATAAATCTTTTTTTACAGCAATGAACGCTGATGCTATTGCAAAACATTTTTACGAACAAGGACAAGCTGATGCTTTAAAACAAAGTGTTGAAAAAGGAAAAAATATTAATATGGATCCTAGACAACAACACGGAGTTGTTGAAGCTGGTGGAATTAAAGTAAAAGTGCTAGGTGATAACACTGCTGATTTTAAGTTTAAAATTAAAAACAAAAATTAACAATTTAAAAATTATTTATTATGGCAATTTCAAATCCTGGTGGTTTGTTAAACGCGGTACCAGCAACGGTACAACAAGCGTTTTCAACTAACTACCTAGACTTTACAAACGGGACTAACGACTGGTCTCAACAGTATCTTCCAGACTTAATGGAGAAAGAAGCTGAGGTTTTTGGTAAAAGAACTATTTCAGGTTTCTTATCTCAAGTAGGTGCGGAAGAAGCTATGCAATCAGATCAGGTTATTTGGTCTGAGCAAGGAAGACTTCACTTAACTTACACTTGTAATATTAAGGACGCTTCTGCTAATTTAGTAGAAATATCAGGACACGTTGATACTAATGCTACATATTCTAACGATCATGGTATTAGAAAAGGTGACACTGTTATTTTAGCTAACTCTACTAAAAGTGTTACAATAAAAGGTTATGTTAGCGCAATTAAAGTTAGTGGTGCTGCAAACGATATTACTGTAGCTCCTTATAACTCTAATGATTTAGAAGATACTAGAATTGGTATGGCTGATAACGACTTAGCTGTTATTATGGTTTATGGTTCTGAGTACAAAAAAGGAGACAACTACAATGGTAGTGAAAATCATACTGCTAACGAGCCTTCTTTCAAGTCTTACTCAAACAAGCCAATAATCATGAAAGACTTTTATCAAGTTTCTGGTTCTGATACATCTAGAATTGGTTGGGTTGAAGTAACTGGTGAAGCTGGTCAATCAGGTTACCTATGGTATTTAAAAGCTGAAGGTGATACTAGATCAAGATTTACTGACTACATTGAGATGGCAATGATTGAAGGTGTTAAAGGTTCTAACGACAACGTTGTTGACACTGCACTTGCAAACGACTCTTCTAATCCTGCTTCAAGCGTAGGTACTGAAGGTTTATTCGCTGCTATCGAATCAAGAGGTAATATTACTACTGGTGTAACTGGTGTTAATGCTGCTACTGATTTAGCTGAGTTCGATGCAATACTTGCTGAATTTGATAGACAAGGTGCTATTGAAGAAAACATGATGTTTACTAATAGAGCTACTGCTTTAGCTATTGATGACATGTTAGCTGGTATGAATTCTTACGGAGCTGGTGGTACTTCTTACGGAGTATTTAACAACTCAGAAGATATGGCACTTAATTTAGGTTTCTCTGGTTTCAGAAGAGGTTCTTATGACTTCTACAAGTCTGACTGGAAATACTTAAACGACAAAGGTACTAGAGGTTCAATTAACGACTTTGATAAAGTTAATGCTATCAGAGGGGTTATGATTCCTGCTGGTGTATCTTCTGTTTATGATGAAATGTTAGGAAAAAATCTTAAGAGACCTTTCTTACATGTTCGTTATAGAGCTTCACAAACAGATAACAGACGATTCAAAACTTGGGTTACTGGTTCTGTTGGTGCAGCTACAACTTCTTTAGATGCGATGAACGTACACTTCTTATCTGAAAGATGTTTGATTACTCAAGGTGCTAATAACTTTATGTTAATGAAGTAAGCATTTTTATAAAAAGACCGGGGCTTCGGCCTCGGCCTTTTATTTTATTAATTTTATTATATATTATATTATGGCAAAGAAAACAAAAAATGAAGAGGTAGAGGTACCTGTTGTTGAAGCACCAGTTGTTGAAGCACCAAAACCTAAAAAACCAGAGTGGGAAATAAAAGACAGATTATATTATTTAAAGGGTGAAATGAAGCCTTTATCTTACATAATTAAAAATTCTCAGATATTTTGGTTTGATGAAGAAAAAGGTTACGAAAGAGAACTAAAATATACTTCTAATCAAAAAACTGTGTTTGTTGACGAGTTTAAAGGTGATGCTAGACCTGAGCATATAGTTTTTAGAGATGGTGTACTTTTTGTAGAAAGAACAAAAACCGTTTTACAAAAATTATTATCTATATATCACCCTCACAAAGATAAACTATTTTACGAGCACAAGCCTGTTGAAATAGCAGGAAATCAAATTGATTGGTTAGAAATGGAAGTTGATGCGTTGACAGCTGCTAGAGATGTGGATATTGATATGGCAGAAGCTATTATGCGTGTTGAGGTTGGTTCTAGAGTATCTAAGATGAGTTCTAAGGAGCTTAGAAGAGATTTATTACTATACGCAAAGAATAACCCTGTGTTGTTCTTAGAATTAGTAAACGATGATAACGTACAACTTAGAAATTTTGGTATTAAAGCTACTGAAAATGGTATTATTAAATTATCAGCTGACCAAAGAACTTTTATGTGGGGTTCTAATGACAGAAAATTAATGAATGTACCATTTGATGAGCACCCGTACACTGCTTTAGCAGCTTGGTTTAAAACCGACGAAGGTATGGAGATATATGCTAATATTGAAAAAAGGTTAAATCAATAATTAATTTATAGTAAGTAATCGCCCTTCGGGGTGATTACATTACTATATAAAATATAATAATATGACAAAATCAAAAGGACTAGGTGATACAGTAGAAAAAATTACAAAAGCAACTGGTATAAAAAAAGTTGTTGATACTGTTGCTAAAGCCGCTGGTAAAGATTGTGGCTGTGCAGCTAGAAAAGAAAAATTAAACAAAATGTTTCCTTATAATCCAAATGGAAACTGGTTAAGCCAAAGGTTTCAATAAAACTTTAAAACATGGTAAATATAGATACAGTATATCAAAGAGTTTTAGCTATTGCAAATAAAGAGCAACGTGGTTATATAACACCGTTAGAATTTAACTTGTTAGCTAACCAAGCAGCTATGGCTGTGTTTGAACAATATTTTTATGACAGAAGTAAATTAGCAGACGTTCCTGGTAATAAACTAGAATACTCTGATGCTGATAAGATGATTGATGAAAAAATAGCTGTATTTAGTATTAACAACACCCCTGTTGTTGCTGGTGTAGATTTACCAGGTGATATATATAGATTAGGCGCTGTGTACCACAGAGAGTATGCACAAACGTTTGCTCCTCAACCGGTAGCTAATCCAAACAATTTTAAACTATACGAAGCAAAGTTAGTTAGTTCAAAAGATTTTATAACAATGCAAAATGCGCCGTTGTTAATGCCTACAAACAAAAGACCTGTATTCATTAGACAAACTGATGGTACTGTAAATGTTTTTGGTGATCAAGCTCAACAAATAACAATTGCAAACGTAGGTGGTGTTATACTCGATGCTGTAGTGTGTGATTATATTGCTCAACCAGCTAGAGTTGAATGGGGCTATGATGTTGTTGGAGAAAAACCCTTACACAATGGTGCACCAAATAGAACCTTTCACTTTCCACATCACCCTTCTGATGAAACAGAACTTGTTTATAAAATCTTAGAGTTAGCAGGTGTTATTATTGAAGATCAAGGTATTGTTCAATATGCTAACACAAAAGAACAACAATTAGGACAAAAACAAAAATCATAAAGTATGGGATTAATACAACAAAATGAAGGTCAAAAATATAAAAGTAAAAAAACTTTTACAGGTGATGGTACAACTTTAACTTATGTTGTTTCCAAAGTTGTTGAAACATTTAATCCTGCACATCAACAAATATATAACGCTATACAAGCTGGTGGTGTTAACACTAGTTTAATAAATAATTATGTAAAAGTTTATTTAGACGGTGATATTTATCTTCAAAAAATAGTTGACACAGCTTCTACGCCAGTAAATACAATTTATGTCAACAGATGGAATTTTTATTTTACTAATGCAGATGGTTGGATATTAGAGTTTGACACTTCTGTCTTAGCTGATATACCTTCAGGTGTAAAAATAGAAATACATATTGATCAAGCTATTTGGAATAATCCAGTTACTGGTATTACAAATATAACAACTAACAATTATCAAGTAACTTCACTAGAAGATATAATAAGTAACTTTATGATTGTTTATGTTGGTGAAGATAAATTTATATCAAAAGTAAATAGAACTGATGTTCAGTTTCACGCAATGAGAGCTTTGCAAGAATTAAGTTTTGATACTTTTAAATCTTGTAAATCTATGGAGTTAGAAGTTCCACCGTCATTAGTTTTACCTTTACCAAATGATTATGTAAACTATGTAAAGTTAAGTTGGAAAGATGATTCAGGTATACAAAGACCTATATATCCAGCGCAAGATACTTCAAACCCAAAGCCTTATAAACAAGACGCAGATGGTAATATTTTATTTGATGTTAATGGTGATGGTTTTAGCGATACAGATACTGTTTTATCTGACAAAGACTCTGACACATGGAACACGTATAAATCTTCTGTACCGTCTGAATCTCAAGATGATTATCAAGATGATACGTTTTGGCCACATAGTGGTAGAAGATACGGTTTAGAATCAAGTCATGCTAATACAAATGGTGTTTACTATATTGATTGCGCTAGACATATGATAAACTTTAGTTCTAATATATCTGGTAAAACTATAATACTAGATTATGTAAGCGACAGTTTAGGAACTGATGAAGAAATGGTTGTACATAAAATGGCTGAAGAAGCAATGTACAAATGGATTATGTATGGTATACTTTCGACAAGATCAAATATACCAGAGTACATAGTACAAAGATATAAAAAAGAAAGATTTGCTGAAACAAGAAAAGCAAAGTTAAGATTATCTAATATTAAATTAGAAGAAATTACACAGGTATTAAGAGGAAAATCTAAATTTATAAAACACTAGAATATGCCGGAAATGAAAAATAGTTTTCAAAGAGGTAAGATGAACAAAGACCTCGATGAAAGACTAGTGCCAAATGGTGAATATAGAGATGCGTTAAATGTACAAGTATCTACTTCTGACACTTCAGACGTAGGCTCTTTACAAACTGTTATGGGTAACACTGCTTTAACTAGTGTTTTTCCAACTGATAGTGTTTGTGTTGGTTCGATAACAGATGAAAAAAATGATAAGATATATTGGTTAGTTGCTGGAGAAACAACAGATGTAATAGCAGAATATGATTATGTGTCAGAAACAGTAGAACCTGTCTGTGTAGATAGACACGCCTTTTACGGTAGACGTACTTTAAACTTTAGAAGAGAAAACCTAGTAACAGGTTTAAATGTTATGGACGGTTTTATTTTTTGGACAGATAACTTTTCTGAACCTAAAAAAGTAAATATACAAAGATGTAAACTTGGTTCAGCCGGTTTTAATAATCATACGTTGTTTATGGTTAAAGACGTAAGTATAGGCGCTATACCAAATAATTTTACGCCAGCTTTAGATATTAATGGTGTTAGTATACCTATACAAGAAAAACATTTAACCATAATAAAAAAAGGTCCTGACGCTGCTCCTGTTCTTGAGATGAGAGATACTACTGTTGGTGATTGGGACGGTGACGGTGTAATTGGTGGTAGCGAGTTATCTGCACCTGTTACAAACGCAGCTTCTATTACTTTTCTAGACGGTGATGGTGAGTTTGTGCCTACTATAACTATAAACACTGGGTCTGGAACAGACTTTCCACCTGATTCTTTTCTTAATATATACAAGTCAGACGATAGGTCTATAAAGGTTAGAGTAAAAATTAACGGTCCTGGTGGACCTGTAGGTTACAATGTAGATATACTTTCTGGTAACAAAGATATAGCAGGTGAAACTGACTTAATAGTTGAACTTGAACAAGAAGAAGCTTTATTTGAGTTTAAATTTCCTAGATTTGCGTATAGATACAAATACGAAGACGGTGAGTATTCTCCTTACTCTCCTTTTACACAACCAGCATTTTTACCTGGCAGATTTACTTATTTACCTAAAGAAGGTTACAATCTTGGTATGGTTAATAGATTAAGAAAATTAGCTATAAAAGATTTTGTACATACAAGAAGTATGCCAGAAGATGTAGTTGCTATAGACGTGCTTTATAAAGAATCTAACTCACCAAACGTATACTCTGTAAAAACTATAAAAAGAAGAGGTTATAATCCTGATAAGTGGGACGAATACAACGCTGTTTCAGAAGACTTAGTTGTTGAAAACGGTATACAAATAGGTGATGGTTGGGCTGGTAGAACAAAAGGGTTTTTGCCTATAACAACAGAAATGATACACGCTGTTTTACCTTCTAATCAGTTGTTAAGACCGTGGGATAATGTTCCTAGAAAAGCTTTAGCTCAAGAAATAGTTGGTAATAGATTAGTTTATGGTAACTATTTACAAAACTATAATCTTTCAAATAACGCAACTGGTGATTCTAATATAAAAGTAGATTTAAAAGTAAAAATAAAATCTAGAAGTTTAGGTTCAATATCACCTGAAGAAGTAGAAGCTGGTCCAAGCAAACGTAGTATAAAATACAGCCCTAGTAAATCTTTAAAGACACTAAGAACATATCAGGTTGGTGTTGTTTATATAGACAAATACGGTAGAGAAACACCTGTGTTTTCAGAAGATAAAAGAGGTAGAACAGCAACAGGCGCTGCAACTTCTCAAGCATCTGTTTATAACAAAAAAGAAAACGCAAACAAAAAAAATAGTTTAACAGTAGAACTTAAAAACGATCCGCCAGACTGGGCTACGCATTTTAAACTATTTGTAAAAGAAACATCTAACGAATATTATAATTTAGCAATGGATCGTTGGTACGATGCTGAAGATGGTAATATTTGGTTAAGCTTTCCGTCTGCAGAAAGAAACAAAGTAGATGAAGAAACATTTTTAATACTTAAAAAAGCGCATGACGCTAATACATTTATATCTGCTCCTGCTAGATATAAAATTATAGCAATATCTAACGAAGCACCTAGGTTTATTAAACTTACTAATATATCACAAGGTGGTATTGTTGATGATGGTACTATATTAGGTTTGTCTGCTTCTGGTTTTCCTTTAGAAGGTGGATTTTTTATATACGTAGAAAAAAATGCTTTTGATAATGCTGGTTGGAAAGAGTCTTTAATAAATCAAGATATATCACAAACTTTTATGAGGGTAAAGTCTGCCTCTGGTATAAGTGAATATTACAGACTAAAGCAAATTACTTTTGACGCATCTACAGGTACTTATTATAAGTTAGAGGCTGATAGAGTTTTTGGACCAGACATGGCTCACACCTCACCAGATGGTACTTTTTTAAATAGAATAACTAATTGCGAGTTACAAGTAATAAAAAGAATACCTGAAGACAAAGCAGAATTTGAAGGAAGATTTTTTGTAAAAGTTTTAAAAGACAATATATTAATAGAGTCATTAAATATAACACCTAACTCTGGTCTTGATTACATTGCCGTTGCGAGCATGCAAGTTCAGTACATAAACCCAATAGCAGCACAAGCAACTGGTGGTTGGGACGGTTTTGGTACTAATAAGTACAAAATATCTATGGACAAGCGTAATGACGAAAGATGGACAAGACCTGGTAGTAGTGCACCGGCTGGACACGGTCAAGATTTTTGGAAGTACGCTAGTGATGATACAACAACAAACAACTCTAATGCTTTAGCTATTTCTAGTGGTTGGTTTATTGATGCTGTAGAAGGTTTTAGACCTTGGAAAGGTGATTATTGGGGTAAAACCGTGGGTGAAAGAAGTACGCGTGCTATAGATAGACCAAGCGCTTGGGCATTAAATACTTGCTGGGGCTTTTTTACAAGCTACCACGATGATTTTGATGATGGTTATTTTGATAGAAGATTACACGCTTTAGGCGTAAATACATACGGAACTACAGGTAACAATTATTTAGGTTCAAGTGGTTCAAAAAAAATGAAATCACCAAACGGTGTGCTAGCAACAACTCCTTCTGCTGATGGTGGACCAATAGCACCTGGTGTTGGTATAGATCCTAACAGTGGTATTATAAATTTATCTTATTCAGGTTTAAATGAAGATGATGGTGGTTTGACCGCAACATCTGGAAACTGGGCTGATGTACTAACCACACATTATTTTGTTGATGCAGCTAAGCACGCTGCTGACGAACTTTTTATAGGTAAGCTTTTAACGCCTGGTACTATATGGAGGTGGAAAGAAGATCCAGATCAAGTTTTATATAAAACTGTAGCAATGACAGGTTTGTCTACAACATCAACTCCTTATACTAGTGCTCAATGGACTAATGAAGCTTTAGATTTTGATGGTAATCCTGGTATAGTTCTTTTTAATTATGTAAGCTTTGCAGATTATTTAATTAACAATCACAAGCATAAACTTAAATATTGTTGGACTTTTGGACCATATACGGTAAGTGATACAAAACCTGACTGGGTTACAAGAAGTATTAGCGATCATACTTCTCCTCAAAGTTGTTGTGGTGGAACTTGTGCAACCTGTGGAGTCGCTGCTCAGGCTATTGTTGATATTTCTTGTTCTATTACTGGCGCGTTAATTAATGCTTGCGGTTGCGCTCATGGTAATGTGTCTGGATCAAACGCTTGGGGACTTATACCTAATTATCCTGAGCATTATAAATTTCCTAACCTTGTTGATGATTGGGCTAAATCAAAAAACAAAAGAAGAAGATTTAGGTTTAAAGCAGAAACGTTAAGTGATTCTACAATACCACTTGGTGGTACTGGTCATAATTATTTACCAACAAACAATCCTACTTTTGCTCCACACTTTGATCATACAGCTACAGCTATAACAATAGACCCTAGTACAAACGCTGCTTTTGTAGATCCAGCGCCTGGTATTAGACCTGACGGTATGCATACTGGTTATACAGAGCCTACTGGTAACTGGACTTGGAACAATGGAACTGGCTCAACAACAGAAACACTTATACCTCAATACAAAAGATGGAGCTCTGATAACATTGCTATAACACCAGCGCCTGGTAGTGTAACTTGGGAGATAGTAGAGCCTTTTACACCTGGTGAAGGTAAATTTAGTAGTACTAATCCTGCTATATGGGAAACAGAGCCTAAAGAAGATGTTGGTTTAGATATTTATTACGAAGTAGGCCATAAATACCCTATATACTTAAACGATAGAACAATAGAGCAGTTTGTTGGTGCTGTACACGAAGATATTTCTAAAAACTCTTACGTGCAATGTTGGGATCCTGCGCCGCCAATAGGTAACAGCGCTGGAACGATATCTTTAAACGCTGGTGGTAATAGCGATATTAGAGTCTATGCTGCGCATGGTAGGTTTGTTCAGCTAGCAGATACTTTAGGTAATGTTTTAGACGCTAACAACCCTGCACATATTTTACCTACCACAGGTGCTTATTTAATATTCTACAGAGCAGACGGAAGTACTACAGAGGCACATGTTGGTGTTGGTACATATAATAATAACGGTACTTGGTTTGAGTTAGTTGGCAACTCTTTTAATGATGAAGTTGGTGTTCACAGTAAAATGATAGAGATACCTTGGTTTAATTGTTACTCATTTGGTAATGGTGTTGAGTCTGATAGAATACGTGATGACTTTAACCAAGTTACTATAGATAATGGACCAAAAGCATCTACTACATTAGAAGAGCCTTATTTAGAAGACAGAAGAAAAAGTGGTTTTATATGGTCTGGTATATATAACTCTAAAAGTGGTGTTAACAATTTAAACCAGTTTATACAAGCAGAAGCCATAACAAAAGATGCAAACCCTGTTTATGGTAGTATACAAAAAATGCATGTTAGAGATAATGACTTAGTTGCTTTTTGTGAAGATAGAGTATTAAAAGTTTTAGCTAATAAAGACGCTTTATTTAATGCTGATGGTAATACAAATTTAGTTTCAACAAATAGAGTTCTTGGAAACATAAGACCTTTTGTTGGTGACTTTGGTATATCTCAAAACCCAGAGTCCTTTGCAAGTGATTCTTATAGATCTTACTTTGCAGACACAAGTAGAGGTGCTATCGTTAGGCTATCTCAAGACGGGTTAACAGCAATATCTAACTTAGGTATGAAAGACTGGTTTGCTGATAATCTACCTTCTTACAACAGAATTATTGGTAGTTTTGATGATAATAAAAACGAATATAATATAACATTAACTAAGGTAAATAAATCTGGTTATATTACTCCAAGTTATGGTTACATGCCTAAGACGTTATCTTTTAACGAGCCTGCAAACGGTTGGGTTAGTTTTAAATCTTTTATAAAAGAAAGTGGTTTAAGTTTAAACAACTCTTACTATACTTATTTTGAAGGTAATTTATATATACATCATGACAATGAAATTAGAAATAATTTTTACAATGTTCAATATGAGTCTAGTGTTGATGTTTTATTTAATCAAGCGCCTGGCGTAATAAAGAGTTTTAAAACTTTAAATTATGAAGGCACACAATCAAGAGTAACACCTGATTTAAATAACAACCCTGATTATTATGACAACTATTTAAAACAAGGTTGGTATGTAGATGAAATGATATCAGACGTTCAAGAGCTTGGTGAAATGGAGTTTTGGGACAAAGAAGACAAGTGGTTTAGTCAAATAAAAGGTGTTGCTACAGAGTGGTTAAATGATGGTACAGCCGGTAACATAGATCCTAGAGAGTTTTCTTTTCAAGGTATAGGTAATGCTTTTGATGTTGAGTGTGCTGATTGCCCAGACGTGGTTAGTTATGATTGTATAAGACAATCATCTAGCGAACTTGCTAATAGCTATGGGTGCACACAAATACAAGGTTCTGGTGGCGCTTATGCTACAATGCAACAGTGTATTGATGAAGGCTGCGGACAACCAGAAGAGTCTTACAACTGCGATCCTCAAGCGGGTTGTATTGACCCTGGAGATGGTACTGGTCAATTTTCTACTTATTGCGAGTGTGTTGAATCAAGATGTTGTCCAGAATCACAAGCATACTTTTTTGAATGTCAAAACATTAATCCGCCTTCAAACACGGCTATAGTTTTTGGTTGTATGGACGATGGTATTACAACTGATCCGTGGATTACTCAAGATAGACCAGCTGGTTGGGTTGGCCCTGCTTCAAACTATTACGCTGGCGCTCAAGCTGATAATTGTAGCTGCATATATCAAACGGTTTCTACTTGGGACTGTATAAACAGTAGTTGCGTAGAGGTGTTTAATGGTACTGGTCAATATCCATCGCTCGCTGTGTGTCAACAAAATTGTGCACCACCTTGTACGGGTCCTTTTGTTCCAACGCCACCTGCGTTAACACATATAATAAGTAATAGGCCTGGTGGATGTAATTTAGGAGATTATTTTAACACTGGTGCGGCTGAACTTGGTATAACAAACAATAGTATAAATCCTACTAATTGGTTTGTACAAGTGTTTGATAGTAATAATAACTTAATACACACGTCAGTTAATGTTTCTGGTGTTACTAGTATTATTGTCAACAATTTAGCGCCTGGTATTTATACTTATAAGATTATTGATATTGACACTAATTGTGACTACGATTATACATTTGAAATATTATGTGAAGATCCACCACCTCCACCACCTGTAACTTATGATTGCGTATTGGTAAATGGTATACATACTTGTGTAGATCCAGGTACTGGTAACGGGCAATATACAGGGTCAAGTGCGCTTACTGATTGTCAAACAGATCCAAACTCACCTTGTAATCCTAATTACCAAACAGGTGGTTGTACAGATCCTTGTGCTTGTAATTGGGATCCAAATGCTAGTTATGATGATGGTAGTTGTATTTATGATTGTGATACCGGCGGTCTAACACTTTTTGATGCTAGTGTTGGTTACCAAAACCAATTAAACGCTGGTGTGTACACGGGCTCAGAAATAACTATAATTACAAACGCTATAAATGGTCTTATAAGTAATTCTAATAGTACCGGTGGACCTACAACTTGTTATGATTGTGGTGGTCCTGGTGTAAACTTATCTAACGAGCCGTATTTTGTAAATAATGAGTCAATGATGGAGTCTTTTATTCGTACTTATGGAATAGACACAGACACAAGAGATTACAAGTTTTATAGAAGCCAAACTTATTTAAGTCCAATAATTAAAACCTATATGAATTTAAGAATTTCTCATATAGATCTTAATGGTTGGTATCAGCAACCTCAGAACTTCTTCACTTGGAGAGATTACATTGACACTGCTATTGCGACAGGAGTAATAACAAACGTGACAAGTCTTATTGACCCTAATTGTACTACTCAAACCTGTATTACCTCTCCTCAACAATTTGATTCATTAACTGGTTATAGAATTGATTTAGATGCTGTAAGATATATTATACATACTAGCATGGAAGCTGCCGGTGTTGAAACTTGTAATGGTATTGTTAGTACTTATAATCAAGGTGGTCACGGTCAATATGACGATAAAAACTGCGATAGAACTAACGTTACACTATGCGACCCTTGTGTTGTTCCAGCTACAAACCCTTGCGGTCCTCCACCACCACAGGTTACATATCCTTGTATACCAGGTGATCCTAATCCTTGTATGCCAGGTTATACACCCTTAGGTCCTAACGTTTATACAAATATTCAAGACTGTATAAGAGCTTGTAACGTGACAGGTGAAACACCTTTAAGTTATGATTGTATTAATGGTAACTGTGTTGATCCTGGAACTGGTTTAGGACAATATACTACATTAGCTGCTTGTCAAGCTGTTTGTGATATTAGTCCAATTGGACAAAACTACGCATGTGAAGGTCCTGCTGGTTCTCAAAATTGTATTCCAACTTCTAGTCCTGTTGGTACTTATGGAAGCACGATTGTATATGGTGACCAGGCAACATGTTTAGCTAATTGCGGTACGGTTAGTTCTACTGATATAGCGTGGGGAGGTTGTTGCCACCCATCTTCAATGGAGTACTCTCAACTTGGTCCTAATGGTCTTCCTTGTCACGCAGACAGCCTATGCCTTTGTTACTACGATCCGTTTCATTGTACTCTTCCAAATTGTTTTGTTGGTGACACTAAAGTGTTATTAGCAGATGGTTCAAGTAAAAACATTGAAAATGTTGTGATTGGAGATATAGTAAGTTCTTACGATCAAGAAAACAAAGAGTTGTCCGATGCTGTTGTAGTAGCTACACGATCGCAAGTTTCAAAAAACATGGTTGAATTTACTTTTAGCAACGGAGTCACAACAAAAAATACTTCGGACCACCCTTACTATGTAGAACAAAAAGGTTGGGTATCGTACGCAGACGATTTAAAAGTTGGCGATGTTTGCTATACTAATGAAAATAATAATATAAATAAAGTAACACTAACTAATATTAAAGAGGTTGATGGAGATAGTAAGACGTACATATTTACACTTGATAGACATAAAACCTTCTTTGCAAACAGTGTGTTAGTTCACAATAAAGGATAATAGTTATGATATATTTTTTTGGAAAATTACACCCTTATTTTTTGAGCCCTAAGCATTATGGTGGCCCAGCGCCTTCAAACGATCCTGGTGAAGGTGAAAACGAACAACCTGCTGAAGAGCCTGCATTACCAGTTGAAGATCCTGCTGAAGATCCAGGTCCAGCTGAACCAGTTGAGGAGCCTGTTGTTGATGATGATGATGATGGTGAAACACCTAATGTTGATGACAACGATACGCCAAACCCTTATATTCCTCCAAAAATAAAAAAACCAAAGAAAAAGAAAAAAAAGAAACCAGAACCAAGACGTCCAAAACCTAAAGATTGTCCAGAGTGTATATGGGACGGTAAACAATGGGTAAGACCTAAAACTGTAAAGCAAGACATCATAGAAACTAGTGGTGGTGAAAGAGTAGTGTCTCCAATACAAAGTAAAGAAAAATTATACAAAACAATATCTTGTCCTTGTGGTTCTTATGCTATGTATGACTTTAATGGTGATATAGCTTGTGAAAGAGATGCGTTTGGACTAAAACAATATATAGCGCCTACTCATATAGCCAATCACACTATAGGTGGACTTTCGCCTACAATTGGTGATAAATGGGCTTGCACGGGTAATTTTCACTGTCATCAAGATGATTTTGAGTTTGATACTTTTCATGTTGTTTTTGTAGAAGAAAATATTTCTGATGTTACAAGTTCTCTAGTTGATTCTTTAGTTTCTTTTTCTAACTGTTACATACCAAAAACGTTATTAAAAGATATTAAAAATTTAACTACCAGCGCTAGCAATATAGATAAACTATTAAACAGCGATAAAAACCCATTAAAATTTATTGAAGGAAAAGATTATTACGGTAGTGAACTACCAGATGGAGTGGATGGTTTTAAAAAGTTCCTTGAGTTTGACAAAAAAGTTAACGGTTCACCTGTGTTTTCTACCGTTCAAAAAGCTAAAATTTGGGATTCTATATACGGTGACGGCACGGGTGTTTACACAGAGTATATTAAAAATGGTATTGTAAGCTACCTTCCTGGTTATCAAGATGTTAATAATAAATATATATATAAAATTATTGTAAACGACAAAGACGTATTATCTTTAAATGAATCGACAAGTTTTAATTATACACCTTATGAGTCTCAAAAAGGTAGATTAATTTTAGATGCAATTGGTGGAGAGATAGCTATAAAACTTAACTCTATGGGTAAGGTTACAATAGACATATCTATTGAAGATAGTTCTGGCTGTAACGTTTTAGATAAAAAAGCCAAGAACATAAGTTTCAACGGAGAATACATATATAAATACAATATAGGTTCTTTACCTAAAAACAAAACTAAAGAAATTTATAGTATAAAAATAACACCTAGTGCTGATACTTCGTTTTTTGTAGGTTTAGAGTACTACAAGGCAAGCGTTGTAAACTACAAAGTTTATCAATACAAAGATCCAGTAGTTACTTTTGGAACAAGTGGCTCAATAACAAACGCGACTATAACCTCAACTAGTACTACTGTAACGGGTAAAACTAATAGATACTTTGAAGATCTACCTAATTATGCTCCGGTAGTACATGAAACAACAATAACTAGAAGCTCTGGTAGTGATAACTATTATAAAAAACCAAACGTTATTTTTGAAAACATTATATCTGATACAGCTGTTATTAAAAAGCAAATTGTAGGTAGAAAAGTTAGCAACGAGCTTGGTGAATGTTTAAGTGAGTTTGTCGCTATTACAGCTCCATCCACAGATGGTTCAACAACATTTACAAACAGTGACATGGAGCCAGGCATGAGAGTTGAAGGTAAACATACAGCAACTAAAACAATAACAAAAATTATTGATATTGAAGAGCATTTAAAAGAACCTTGCGATCATTGTGATAAAGATTTAGATATACTAACAAATAAAATTGAGTTAGAAGATACTTATGACTTATACACAGGTATGCTTGTTGAAGGTGTTGACACAAAAGGAGTAGAGTTTAATACAGAAATATTAAGTATAGATTCTAATAAGTGTATTGAGCTAACAACTCAACATTTGTTCGATCATTATTCTGATCTAACGTTTACTTACGAAGACAGCGGTGATATAATTGAGGTAAAAAATGATAATACTATAGTGTTAAACTCTTGCATAAGATTACCTAAAACAACAGTTCTTGATGTTTACAAAGCGTATAAACCTAAAATTAGTGCTTCAATGCATGTTGATAAGAGTGGCGAGAGTACTGTTAAGATAACAACTACTGTTAATGATTTACACTTTAACAGTAATGACGTTACTTTTGATATTGATGTTACCGATGTGTTAACTACCACGCCAAACGCGCAGGATCAATATATAACTGTTACTAAAGATGAAAGTTCTATTATAGACTTTGTAAGAAACGATACTGATTACAATAAAAATAGTAAAACATTAACCATAACACAAGAACCTAAAAGAGGTTTAACCGCTGCAGTATCAGTAGGTGAAGGTGAAAGCGTAAGAAATTATCCAAGAAACAAACAATATACACCAAATAAAGGTTTTGTTGGAACTGATACAATAAAATTTACACTAGGAGATGGCGCAAACACTAGTGATGAAAAAACAATATATATAACAGTAAAATAATATGGCTTTAATAAACTTAGTTTTTAATCATGAATTAAACGTGTCTGTACAAGTAGGTGACGTTGTGTATTATATAGATAACACGCCTGTAGGTCAACCTAGAATATGGGCACAAACTACAACACCTCATATTTCTGGTGATAGAGAAGATGTTATTATGATAGGTCCTGTTACCGCTATTATACCGTGGAACGGCACGGTGTCTATAATAGAAGCTGATTTTGATGATAATCTAGCAGCTCAATATGGACCACCAACATCAAATAGTTTTATTATGTTTAGTAAAGATAACAAAGCAAATTTAAGCAGTTTGTTAGGTTATTATTCATTAGTTAAACTAAGAAACAATGCTACAGATTATTCTGAAATATTTTCTATAGCTAGTGATTTTGTTGAAAGTAGTAAATAAACTGTAAAAAATGTAATTATAAATAGATAAATATTATATTATGGCAAGAAATTATAAAAATAGTCCTTTAAAACTTATAGGTGGAGCTATAGATGCTTTAGCTGCTTATGACTGGGGAGGTAAAAGAAAAAAGGCAATAGCAGAAGCTCAAGATGAATATGATACTCAAAAGAGAGCTTTTATGAATTTAGACACTAGCAACCTATATGGTGACGTATCTAATCCCTATGCTAACATGCAAAACACTATGGAGGACTTAACGGTTAATCAACAACAAGCTCAGTTTGAAGCGCAGCAAGGAGCACAACAAAGATCAAACATAATGAACCAAATGGCGGGTGCAGCTGGTAGTAGTGGTATAGCTGGTTTAGCACAAGCTATGGCAAATCAAGGTCAGTTAGCAACACAAAGAGCTAGTGCTTCTATAGGACAGCAAGAATCTGCTAATCAAAGAGCCGCTGCAGAACAAGCTGGTCAAATACAAAAACTAGAAAGACAAGGTGATTTTAAAGCAGACATGACAAGACGTGCCGGTGCTGAACAATCAAGAACTTTAGAGAAAAACAAAACTAATACGTTATTAGCTATGGCTACTAATAGGTTGGGTACCGCTAAAACAGCACACCAAGAAGCGCAACAACAAATGTATCAAGGTATTGGTAGCATGTTTAGCTTAAATTTATAACAATATTATTATGGCAAACGGAAACGATAAAAATAAAGAAGCTGGGTTAATCATGAAACAAATGTTTTCTGAGGTAATAGCAAAGTCACTTAAAAACCTAGACGGTTATACAAATATACATTTTAACGACCCTAGTTATATACCAGAATCTTTAAATCCTGTTATCAAAAACTTTGTTGTAACTAAAAGAAAAGATTATGATTTTTTAAGAAATGAGTTAGAAAAATATGACAAAGCTAGCGACCAGTACATGTCAATAAACAACGAAATAGAGCATGTGCAGCGATCATTAATGAATTTAAAGGGTGACGTAGATTTGTATAAAAAAGCTAAAATGGAATTTAAAAACATTGTTCCTGGTATGAATAAAGGTACTCAAGACGCTAATCATTTTTTAAACTCAGCTATATTTGGTGAGTTATCAAAAGCTGAAATAGATGTAAATGGTAATTTATTATTTGCTGTTGGCACGCCTAATTTTCAAGATCCAAACGGCGAGCCAGAAATTAAAAAACATAAAATGAAAGATATGTCTAACCCAATGATGGGCGCGGCACCTATTATTACAGAACCTTATGGTACTAAAAACATGGTGTGGAAGTTAGCAGAAGATACGCATAAGAAAAAAGAACTAGGCGCAGGCTTTGACAAAGAGTGGACTAGAAAAGTTGTTGCTAACAATATAAATGAGTTTGGACCTAATAACACTATAGGTACAGCGTTTACAGATTTAGCTGGTGATGGTAGAACAAAATCTTTTGCAGATCAATACGAAGAAGGTTTAAAACCAAAGTTTTATAAACACCCTATAACAGGTGAAAAACTACCAACTGATTCAACTTGGATGAAAGACCCTGCTAACACAGAGGTTTTAGGTATGTTATTAACTGATTACATAGTTGATGTTATGGCAGATATATATGGTGTTATAGATCCTGAAACAGGCAAAATAGATAGAACTCCAGGAGATAAAGCTAGAGAACTAATTGCAAAATACTCTAAAAGAAATTAAATAATATGACAAAAGACGAAGTAATAGCTAACGCAAAAGCTCAAGGTGCGTCAGAAGAAGAATTACAAATATTAAGAAACACTCCAGACAGCGAGTACGGTAACGTTCCTTCTGTGGGAAAGACGAGCGACATCACGTCAACAGACGCGAATGTGATGTCGAGCAGTACAGCGTCAGAGAGTACGGGTTTAAATTTGGAACCTGGTTCTTCGGATTCTATAAAAGACACGGTAGATAAATCACCACCACCATCTGGAGGAGGTGATATTTATGGTTCAAGCCCTTATCAAGTTATAGATGATAATGGTAATATAAAAAACGTGTCGCCAGAAGAATATTTAAAACTATATACAGACGAACAAAAAAAAGTAGATGATTTTTTAGACGCTAGAGACAGGGTTAAAAACCAATATTATGTAGATGCAAGTTATTTTGAAGGCAAGGTAGATGAAGATGATTTAAGAGATAAGCTAAATGTAAAATTAGAACCTCTTCAAGTTCAAATAGCTATTCCAACAGTACCTGGTTTTGATGTGTTGGAGTTTACTTATAAAGATGGAACAACAGAAAGAGTTTCTTTTGATGATTGGGGTATTATTACTTACGGCGCTGGTGAAGGCGGAAATGTAAATAGAGGTCAAGGTGCTTTGACTAATCAGGAAAGAGCTGATTTTATAAATGACATTATTGATTATCAAGTAGATTACTTGTCAAATCCTGATAGTCCAGGTTATAGTGAAAACTTTGATTGGGGTATTTATTCTGGTGCTATGAACATGATGGGTGTTGGTGCTGGTAACGCAAAACATAGAACTCTGATAAATGAAAACGCAATGATTAATCTTCAGTATGATTATGAAGATATGATGACTAAAGCAGTTGTTAACGGTGATTGGAAAGCAATGCTAGATTCAGGTGATTTAACTTCTGATGAGTTAAAGAGAGTAAAAAGCGCAAAGTACCTAGATTTAATGGGCATGGTAATGGATAGCGATAGATACAAAACCGCTATAGCTCAAGTAGAGACTACTTTAAATGAACTTAAAGGAAACTTATTACAAGAAGTATTCAGCGAGTATAGTCCAGAGCCTATATACGATCAAAATGGCGTGTTAACTGGTTTTAAAGACGACGAAAACTGGATACAAGGCGCTGCTGCTATATATGAAAAAAGATTTAAAGATTTAAGAGAAGATGTAATAAACAGTAACTCTGAATTAAGAAAAATTATTGGTAGTATTGATTATGCTGTTAACAGTGTTTTTAATCCTGTAATAAAAGATGTTTCTGCTTATGAAGGTCGTATCGATAGATATGGGGAGTTTGTAGGTAGTAGCGATGTGTTAAGTAATATATGGAAGTTTATAGATTTAAAAGCTCCTATGCAGCTAAATCAGTTCAATGCTTTAAACAACAGCAACCAAAAGTCTATGTTGCTAGAGCAAAAGAACAGCTTTGCGGACTGGCAAAGTGGAAAAGGTGATAACGTTTTTAGAAACTGGATGGGTGCGGAGTACAATATCGCAACAAAACTAGATCCAACAATACACTTAATAGAAGAGCAAACAGATGTACTAGACGAGTATGACAAGTTCCAATGGGATTATACTACGTCTGGCATGCCATTAAATAGAAGATATAATTTTGATAGAGAGCAAATAGAAAAACAAGGTTATATAGATATACCTGTTTGGTTTGCGGAAATGCCAACTGGAAATTATTTAGATAAATATAAAATACTAGGTAAAGCAGATCCTAGAAACGAAAACGCTATGTTTGGTGAAGAAGGCTCAGGATTCATGATGAATGTTAGGTTTGATAATATAGAAGATGCTTACAAAGAAATAAACAACCAGTACAAGTTAGTTGAAATAGCTTTAGACATGGAGATAATAGAAGACTTGATGAAAGCTAAAGATTTTCAAAACACGTTAGGTGAGCTAACTTATTCAAACTCAGCATTATATGATGAAAATGGTAACTGGAATATAACAGCAGACAATTGGCAGGCTGCTTTAGGTGACACTGGTATGACTATGCTTGCTAGTATATTTACTGGTGGTATGTATACATTTTTAGCTGAATCCGGTGGTTTTTACATGGAAGCTTTAGAACAAGCGGGTATGGAAGAGTTTGGTGATGAGTGGAGCACTATGCCAAAAGAAAAAAAGATTAAGGAGCTTAATAGACTTATTGATACTCGACCAGAAATAATGGATAAAGCGTTTACAGTTGGTGGCGTTAATATGATGTTAGATAATGTTTCTAACTTATTTTTTATTGGTAAGGTTGGTAAACCAGTTATACAAAATCTACCTAAAGCTTGGGGTCTTTTAATTAGAGGTAACGCAAAAGCAGCTGTTCAAAACTTAGGACTTAAAAGCGGTATAAAAAACGTTTCAACAGCTAGTTTAGTAGAAAGTATTATAGAGTCATTGCAGGAAGAAAACACACAGTATCA